TCGTCTTGTCGCTGTACTCCGGCTTCTTGGGCAGCCGGTCGAAGCGCAGCTTGTGGAAGGTGCGCGACATCGCCGGGAACATGTCCGTCCCGGCCACGGCGCCCTCGGTGTAGGTCTGCTGCTCGGGCGTCCACTTGTCGTCCACCTCGGCGGCGGTGGGGCTGATCCCCATGACAGTCGTCCAGGCTCCGCCGGGGCGGTCGTCTCCGATCGGCAGGCCGTCGTCGTACTCGTTCAGGTAGACCGGAATCGAGTAGGGTTCCTTGCCCGTCGTGGACTCCATCGTGGTGGTATCGGGCACGGCCCAATACTCGTCGTCGATGGCGTTGCACGCATCACTCCAGAGGTTTTGCATCTTCTGGCGCATCAGGTTCTTGAACCTGTGGAACTTCGCGCCCGAAGACAGTTGACCCGTGTTCAAGCCGATCTCGTGTTCGGTCCACGAGACATCGACTTCCGCAAACCGCCAGGGGATTTCCCAGGTCGTGCCGGTCTGCTTGTTCTCGTACGTGAACGAGCGGTTCGGGTGGTACCGCTTGTACGTGGACTTGACCTTGAAGTAGATCGTGTCCTTGATGGTGCTCCCGCCTTGGAGCATGTCTTCCATCGAGTGACCGCGCGCAAGGCGCGGCATGGTGTAGGTGTTCTTCACCGCCTCGTTGATCATCGCCTCCGGTCCCGTCAGGAACGCGGGGCCAGTGGATGCAACGAAGGTGGTGAACTGCTCTAGCGCACTACCAGTCACAGCGCAGCCTCCTTGTTGGGGCTACTTGCGGAGCTTCACGAGCGCCGGGTCGTTGTCGCTTTCTATGGCGTTGAACACAGCGAGGAGGTAATCCTCGCCGGCCGCGCCGGACTCAGACGGTTTCCCCGTCGGCGGTTGGGCAAGCCCGTTGCGCTTGCTTTGCTCCTGGGTCTCTTTGCGTTGGACGGCGCCAGGGTCCTCGCGAATCCCGTACAAGAGCTTGAGCGCGTCGCTCATGCAGTCGGTCACGTTGCCGTAACCCCCCGCCTTCGCCAGCGTCTCCATCTTGGGCAGGATCTTCTGCTCGAACTCGGCAGCGTCCTCCAGCTCGCGGTAACGCCCCGCGAACTGGGTCTGCGCAGACTGGAGTTCTTGCTCTGTCCGCTGCGTCGAAAACTGCGACACGCTGCCCTCTAGGGCCGCGAGCCGCGTCTCCACGTGATCAGCCAGAGCTTTGATGCCAGCCTGCACGGCACCAGCAGTCTCATCGTCTAGCAGCTCCTTGAGAGGTTTGGTCGCCTCCTCCAAGTCGAACGAGGTTTGGCCGGCTGGTAGTGCGCTTACGACCTGCGGCTCCTCGGGCTTGTTGGGCGACTCCTCTAGGCGCTTTTCGAGCGCTGAGATTCGCTGGTACGTTCTGTCGTTGTCGCTCACGCGGCGCTGGGCTCCAGCGCCAGCCGCGACAATCTGTTCGGTGGTCATCGTGTCGATGACTTCCTTGGGGATCGCCTGCTCCTTGCGCAGCGCGATCAGGGCCCGCTCCACGTCGTCGCCCTGGGGCGCCGTTGTGGGCTCGGTGGGCGCCACGGTCTCCGGGAGGGTGTCCACGCCCGAGTCCGAGGGCTGCGTCCCGCTCGGGCCCTGCGTCACGTCCTCCGCGCCCTCCACGTCGTCGGCGTCAGTGCCCAGCAGCTCGTGCAGCTTGGCATCGACCGCCGAGTCGTCCATGAAGTCGATACGGCCGTCCTTGTCCTCACGCTCACTCATGCCACCTTCTCCTGTACCACTCTCGGTCCACAACCCGAAGATCAGAACTCGTACTCATAGCCACGGTCATTGACAGCGCAGAACTCCTCGATCTCCTTCCGCGATGTAAAGAAAGGCTGTCCGTCCTTGTCGTAGTGCTTGGCCCCGGGCGCGTTGGGCTCCACGGACCACGCCTTGAAGTAGAAGTTGTCCACCTTGGAGGCGTGGTGCTGATGGGGCCCCTCGATCAGCTCCTCCGCGAGCGTCACCTCCACCACGCAGTCCTGCTCTGGGTCGTACCGAAAGCGTCGTCTCATCCGAACTTCACCGCCTGTCCTGCCTCAGCGCCCGACTCAAGCCCGGGGAGCGAGCCGAGCAGTTGCGCGAACTGCCCCGCCCCCTGGCCTCCCTGGGAACCCTGGGAACCCATCTGCCCCACGTCCTTCGACAGCCGCGGCTCGGAACCCGGGGGCGGCTCCTCGTCCTGCTGCATCTGGCCCATGGCCTCCGCCGCCACGTCGGCCTTGAACAAGGCCCCCAGCTCCGGGAGGTTGAGCGCGTCGCCCGTCATGTCGAGCAACTCGGCCCAGTCGATCCACGGCGTCTGCGCCGCGATGGGGGCAATCGCCAGCACCATCTGGAACGCTTGCAGACGCCGGCGCTGGTTCAGCCCCTCGTCCGAGCGCTCCATGGAGTACGCCTCGATCTCCAGCTCCAGGTCGTCAAACGAAGCGCCCGATTCACCACCATGCTGTCCACCCACAAACCACGGGTCCGGGTCCTCGAAGACCTGCGCCGCTTCTTGTCCCAGCGGGAAGACGATCTGGTCGTCGTGGTACATGTACCAAGCGACCGTCTGTAGCGTGCGCTCAACCGCGCCCTGGAACTGCTGCTTGGTGAAAGCAATCCGTACATCGGCGTTGGCGTCTGCAATCGTGGCTTCGGTCGCTGTCCCGCGACCCTGGACGATCCCGCGCTGCGCGTCCCCGAACCCGGACACGCGATCCAGCCGTTCCTTGAGCATCTGCTTGAACGTGATCTGCTGGTCCGTGATTCCGCCGATCTCCGCCGGGATGATCCGCTCCTTGTCCAGCCCGCGCACACCAACGAAGTGATCGTGCGTCGCGTCGCGCAAGTCCTGCGCGGTCTTCACGTCGGCCTGGTCGTAGAGCAAGACGCGCTTGTAGCGCGCGGCGGACTCGCTCATCGAGCGGTCGTGCCGGTTCAGCTCCTCCACCTGCATGGACACCGCGAGCAGCGGCGAAAGCGGGTACGAGTCGTTCGGCACCGGATGCACCCCGTACTGGATGTACGGCCCCCAGCGCGGCCCGTAGAACGGGCGCGGCTCGCGGATCATGCCCGTGCGCTCCTTGCCCAAGGGATCCGTGGCCGCGTCCACCGCGATCGTGTAGATCGTCCCGTGGAAGCCCTCGTCCGTGCCCGGGGAGTCCTCCAGCTCGATCTCGGGGATCCAGATGTCGTAGCCCAGGATCTCCTCGCGGTCCGGCACGTCCTTCTTCTGGCGCTTCATGCGCACGTTGTCGGAGCTGTACGCCAGGTGCTCGATGTTCTCGATGATCCAGCCGGCCTTGGGGTTCTTGCGCGCGTCCTCCAGCACCGAGGACTTGTCACGGATCCACATGTGCCCCTCGTAGCGCGCGTCGAACAGCGAGTGCGCGGCAGGGTCGCGGAAGAAGAAGTCACCCGGCACGCGCGCGATGGCGGGCCAGCGCGGCGTCGCTGCTTGCTGGCGCAGCCCCTTCGGCATCGAGCCCTTGCGGATGTTGTCGTTGGCCTCCTCGGTGACCATCAAGATGCCCCACGACAAGAGCATGTCCACAGCGGTGGGCAGCAGCTTGCGGCGCAGGTCCACGTCACGCACCCAGCGGTTCAGCCCGTACTGGATGGCGTCGGCCACCACCGACTGCGACTCGCCGCGCCGCGAGCCCACACGCACGCGCGGGTTGGAGAACACGAGCTGGGGAATCGTCCAGGTGATGTACTCGTAGAAGAAGTTTTCCCCGTCCGAGCCCGACTCCGTGTCGTCGTAGAAGGGCCCGTGGTAGCGCGAAAGCATGTCCGGCACGTGCTTGAGCCGGGCATCGCGCAGCTTCTCCGCCGCGCGCACCTCGCGCAGCAAACTGTCAGCGTCGGTCTTGATCATGCGCCTATCACCTTTGCGTGCCCGAACACGTCACCGAGCGAACCGGGAGTGAAGCGGGGATGTATCTCGATCGGTGCCAGGTCGCGGTTCCAGGCGTACAGGACCGAGTAGCGGGTCTGCGCGCAGCCGTGGTCGTCCAGCTCGCGCGGCTTCTCCGTGTCGTTCTTTTCGTCCGGCTTGGGGTTGGTCATCCACACCCAGCCGGGGATCTCCTGCACCGTGCAGGTGGGCTTGCCGCGGTCGAGCAGCAGCGGGTCTTCGGGGTGGTTGAGCGAGTGCTGGAAGAAGAAGATTTCGTCGTTCAACAGCCGGCGGTTGATCTCGTTGATGCCCGAGCGCACCGAGCGCTTGTCCGCCTCGATGGCGATGCGCGGCAAGTTGCGCCCGCCCGGGAAGCCCAGCCGGTCGTTGAAGATCATAATGGCCGCGGGGTCGGCGTCGTCGCACACGATGCGCTCCAGTCCGTACTTGCGGTGCAACTGGGCCGCGTTCCCCGCCCACCAGTTGTCGGTCTTCCCGACGCGGTACACCTCTTCCACGAGATACATGCGGCCGTCGTAGTCCACGGCCCACACCGCCAAGCACCCAGGGTTCGTGCAGCCCCAGTCCTGGCCCGCAAAGAACCAGCCCACCTTGATCGGCTTCGCCAGGTCGCGCGAGATCCACCAGAAGCCGTCGTCCTGCTTCTCGCACTTGGCGTCGATCACGTGGCGGCTCTCATCAAACGCCTCAAGGATCTGCCCCTCGGCCGCGCACCAGATGCCCTCGTACAGCCGCTTGCGCTGCGTCCTGGAGAGGTTCACGCTCAACGTGCGCAGGTACTTGCGCCCCTCGTCCGTGTCGGTCAGCACCGGGTTGTCGGTGTGCTTGCTCATCAGCCGCACCACCACCGGCTGCTCCTCGTCATCGAGCTTGAAGAAGCGCCGGTACATCCAGTGGAACGACGACTGCGGGTTGCAGTCACCAAGGAGCTGCTGGTAGGGAGCCACCCCGTTGCGCAGCGCGCGGTGCAGGGGCTCCCACTCGTCCAGCGTCAGCTCCGTGCACTCGTTCACGTAGATCAGGTCGTACTCGGTCGAGAACAGCCGCGTGTAGTTGTCGCAGCCGCCCAGCACGATCTCGGACCCGTTCGGGTACACGTAGCTGGAGCGGTGCATGCGGCTCGGACCGTCAAGGGCCGGGTGCCCTTCCCACAGCACCTTGTCCTCAAACGTCACCTGCCAAGACTGACGCAGAGAGACAAGCGTCTTCCGTACCACGAGGATGCGGCACCCGGCGTACTCTTCCGCAAACCAGTTGATGTACTCGCCCGCCGCGCGCGACTTGCCCGTGCCGGCCGGACCGTCCATCACGATCTCCGGTTCTTGGTGGTGGAACAGCGACAGCGCCGCGCCACGAGGCTCGTATTCCAGCTCGATCATGGCAGCACGCCCGTGTAGACACGCGCCAGGTCGATCAGGAAGAGGATGGGGTGACGCGACACCTCGCCGCCCTGCACCGTGGCGTCGAAGTGCTCAAGGATGTACTCCAAGCGGTACTTGACCGCGCCCCGGGTGAAGTACGACGGGCTGATCGTGTGCTTGAAGTTGTAGCCCAGCGCGTCCACGTCCCACACGGCGTCGGTTTGGAGCGTGTCGAACACCGCGTCCTGCACCGGCACCGGGAAGGCCACCAGCAGCGAAGCCGGTGAATCGGCCGACAGGTCGTACATGTACAGCGTGACGGACTGGATCGCCGCCTGCGTGATGTAGACGTTGTTGATCGACTCGCGCGACATCAGCGTGCGCGTCTCGCCCTCGTTCATCCGTACCAGGTGGCTAGTCATGGCCGATATCTCCCTGACTCTCGGAACGAGCGCCCGCGTCGCCGTGAGCTTCGGTCTCCCATCCGGCATCCGCCTGGACCCGGCCGCTGATCGCCACCCCCGTCGTGAGGCGCTCGCGGCGCTCGACGGTGACCAGCTCCGCCATCACCGCCGGCACGAGCACCGCGAGACCCACCGGGTCCGGCCGCACGGTGAAGGCCAGGCCCACAGACGGCACCGAGACCGTGATCACCACCGGCTGCGGCGTCTTGGTGCCCGGCGTGACGCCGGCGTCGATGGTCACCTCTGGTGCCACCACCGGCGCGGCGCTCGCGTCGGGCGCGATCACGACGCCGTACTCGACCACCGGGGCCGGCATGACCACAGGCACCCCCACGGCGCTCGGATTGAGGCCGTACGAGAGCTGGGGCGCCGGCGCCACCACGGGGACCACCACGGCGTCAGGCGTCAGGATGACCGCGTAGGTGACGCTCGGCGCAGGGGCCACCACTGGGGCGGGGCTGGCGTCGGGGAGGAGAATCGTGCCCGCGGTGGCCACCGCCGCAGGCGCCACCACCGGGACCGCGGCAGCATCCGGGGTGAGCGTGACCGTGCCCCCCGTGCCAGGGTCGATCGTGACATCAGGTGCAACAGCCGGCACCGCCACCGCATCCGGCGCGACGACCACCCCGTAGACGATCGTGGGCGTGGGCGCCACGACCGGCACCGCAGCAGCGTCCGGCGTGATCGTGGTGAAAGAGCCCGCGACCACCGCCGGCACCACAACGGGGACGACTGCGACAGCGCTGTCCCCTACCTGGTCCAGAATGACCCCGTAGACCAGCGTCACCTCCGGCGCCACAGCGGGCACAGGGGCCGTGTCCGGGGCCGTGATGATCCCGTAGACGATGGTCGGGTCGGGGGCCGCCACCGGCACAGGCGTGGCGTCCGGCGTCAGGAACGTGCCGTAGGTGACGTTGGGGATCGGCGGGTTGGGCTGCGGGACAAGCCGCTCCATGCTCGCGATGGCGGGGTCCGGCTTGACCGTGTACACCACCTGCACCGGGGGCGCCACCGCCGGAATGGCGGTCGAGTCGCCATCGCCTTGGAGCAGGATCGTGCCGTACTCCGCCGCCACGTCCGGGGCCACCGCGGGCACGGCTGCCGGATCCGGGGTGATGGTCACGTCGCCCACCGGCGGCTGGATCGGCGTCGTGATCACCTGCGAGCCGGTGACCCCGACCCCGTTGTTCATCCCCGAGCCGAAGTTCAGCACCAGGACGATGTAGAGCGTGTCGGTGCTGGCGCCCAGGTCTACCCCGACCGAGACGTTGTGCGGTCCCTTGACGCCCGTCGTGCCCCAGTCCTCGTTGATCGCGGTGAGGCTGCCCCAGTTGCCGTAGGACCCACCCGTGGTGCGCCGGTCTACGTAGATGGCCTCCAGGTCGAGACCCATCTGCGCGGTCGTCACGTCGATCAGCACGGCCACCGTGCCCGTTGCCCAGCCCGCCACCGCCGGCTCGTCCGACGCCGACTGGTACATGAAGCAGGCGTAGTCCGTGGCCGAGTTGGCCATCACGCACGTCTTCTCGCTGGTCCCCGCCGACCCCTCCGCGTCCAGCTCGAACGTCGCCGTCGTCCCCGCGATCGTGGCGCCCGAACTACCCACGTTCGCGCCCGAGTGGGCAGCGTTGTCAGTCTGCTGTGGGTCGTAGGTCACTGTCTCAGCACCACACTGGTCTCAGACGGGATCTCTCGGTTGTTCGGCTCCAGCTTCGCGCGCACGAGGTTCCACGCCTCCAGGCTCACCGTGACGCCGCGCTTGAGCACCACGCCGGGATACGTCGCGCGCATGTCGTCAGGGTCCTCGCCCTCCACGTAGGCGTCCTGTAGCGTCAGCCCGTACCAGGTGTGCCCCTTGCACCAACGCCGGTACTGCACCCCGGCCGCGTTCGTGTGCGGCGTCACCACCCCCGCCTCGTACTCGCCCTCGTACAAGTTCAGCCACAGGAACCCCGTGATCGGCAACCGCAACCACGCATCCTGCGCGCTCACCCCCGCGCGGATGTTCCACTCGTAGTCCAGTCGCCCGTCGTAGGCGCAGCGCCATGCAACTTCGGTGATCACTCGCAGCCCTCCGGCAGAAAGAGCTTCTTGTCTTCATGCCACTTGAGCGTCAGCTTCCCCGCGCCCTCCATGTGCTTGTGACGGTGGGGCAACGGTTTGACCGGCCCGTGCTTGGCCGGCCCGTCCATCGCCAGCTTGCGCACCCGCTCGTACAGCTCCGCCACCTGGTCAGGCGTACTTCGCATTCCCATCGACCACCTCCTCCGGCCAAGGGGTGTCCGGCTTCTCCGCACCCACCCAGCTCAGGATGTCCACGCGCGCAGCTTCGGGGTCGCGCACGATCGACTCGTAGCTGATCATCTTGACCGGCAACCCGAAGTGAATGGCCACGCCGAGGACTCGGCGGCGTGTCGCATTCTGGTAGCTCGCCAGGTGCCGCGTGAGCGTCTGATTGGACCCCCAGCGACGCAGCACCGACTTCACGCGCGACGGCTCATCGCGCACCGGGATGATCATGCTCCACTTGGTCTCCTGGTGACTCCTCAGGATGATCTGCTCCAGGTTGAAGCGCCCCGTCGTGATCTCGTCCTCGCCGTGGTTCACGTAGGGGTTCACCCCCGCCGCCGTGAGCAACGACGCGACCAGGTGGTTGCCACTGGACGGCAGCCCA